ATAGAAGTTCCATTTAAAACAAAAGGTGTGTTATTAACAACAGGTACAATTACTTCAGTCCAAGTAGTATCATTAAACTCATATACCTTACCTGCATTAGTTCCTGTTGTAACAATAGTTTTATCCTCATCCTGTGGAATATAATAAGTCCATACTTGGTTAAAATCATCCCACTCAGCAATATTGTTTACTTCAGATGCCCAATCACCAGTAGCTCCAGTAGGAATAATATACCTATCTCCATCATTAGGAGTTAAGCTATTAGGGTCTGTAATAGTATTATCTAAAACTGGTCCTAAATTAGGTACAATAGGTTCAGGAGAAATAAATGTTTTTAATACATCACCTGATACATTCATTGTAGTAAATGTACCATCACCATTGTCAATTGCAATAGGTATTAAATCATTATCATTAACACCTGGGGTTGGGTCAAAATCCCATATTCTTTTATCAGCCATTTTTGTATTTGTTAATTAATTAAATATATAATATCATCAATGGTGAGAGAATTTATCTCATCACCATCAATATCTATATTTGTAATAATTGAAATCAATTCAATATTGAACTCTAAGATATCATATTCAGTGTCTTTATAAATTTTATAAAAGTCTAGAATATCTAAATAGGTTTGAATTGATATTTCATTCCAAGATTTAGGTAATTCTATCATAGAACAAATGAATTTAAACTGTTTTTTATTTCAGTATTATATGCTAAAATATATGGTAAAGCAATATCACAAGTAACTTCATTAAAAACCTTTGATTTAAATTCAAAATTTTCATCTTCACCATCTTTAAAAACAACTGCAAGTATTTTAGAATAAGTTAGCTCTTCTGTTTTTGCTATCTTATTTATTTCTCTAATCAATTTCAAATTAAACTTAAATTCTTTTCCCTCATCAAATGCAGCATATTCTCTAGACCCAATACTAATAGTTCTTTCAAATCCATTTAATGGGTCACGATGTTCCCACTTTGCAACGATGCTCATAAAGCTTTCTAAATTGATTAAATCCAAATCTGATTCATTGATACCTAACAATAGAAATATGGCGTGATATTGCTCTATTATATCTAGTTCTTTATTATTTACAATGTGTGTGATTTGTTCAAACTCTTCTATTGAAAGTTCATTGAACTGATTTCTGATAGAGAACTCTTGTTCCCCTATAACTACTTTTAACATACAACTTTAATTTCTATCATAATGGATATTAAAAAAATAAAAAGTTTTTACACTATGATAATATAAAACAACAAATGGCTAAATTACCTGTTTACGAAATTACAATTGACCCTGCTTATAGTGAGGGTGAAGATTTGGGAATAAACCAGGTTGCATTTGTTAAAAATCCAGCTGTTAAAGTTAAAGGTCTTGCATTCTCTTCTGAATTAGAAAAAGAAATGTTTTTTGCAGACAAAACAAAACAACGTATAGTTGCGCCAGCAATGATTCCAATGGAAATTTACAGAAATGATGATTCTGAATACTACGTTGAATTTACAGCTTCTGAAATAGATAGAATCCACTCTAAATTAATGAAAAAGATGTCAAAGGGAAAATTTGACTTATTTAATTTAGAACACGATGCTAATCAAACTGTTCCAGCTTATTTGCTTGAGACTTGGACTGTAGATAACCCTGAACTAGATAAATCATTTTCAACTTACGGAATTAAAGTACCAAAAGGAACTTTGATGATGGTTGCTCAAATTACAGATAAACAATATTATAGTGATTTGGTAGAAAATGGTCAAGTTGGTTTTTCTATTGAAGGTTTTTTAGGGATGAAAATTGAAGATTATAATAATAAAAAAGAAGTAAATATGAACGAAAATCAAATTACACTTCCTGATGGTGAATGGACAATTGCTGATAAAATATACGTTGTAAAAGACGGAGTTGTTTTAGAAGTAAAAGATATCCCTGTAGAAGAAGTAGCAATGGCTGAAGAAGTTATTGACGAAGTAGCTGAAGAGGTTGCTGAAGATGTTGCAATGGCTGAAGAAGTTGTTGAAGAAGAAGCTCCTGTAGAAGAAGTAGCTCCTGTAGAAGAAGTGAAAATGGCAATTGATGAAACTGAATTAATGGCTATCTTAGCCCCTAAGTTCGATGAAATCTATAAAATGATTGCTGAGTTAAAAAACGAAGAAGAAGTTGAAGATATTATTGAAGAAGAAATGATTCCAACTCAATTATCAACTCAAGAAAAATTTGCACAATTTGTTGCATTTTCAAAGAAAAATAAATAATAATTTAAAAACAAAAACAAAATGAGAGAATTAAAATTCGACTTAAATGTAGACGCAAATGCACTATTGTGTCCAAACCCAACTGAGTTCTATTCTAAGGCTTATTTGACTGAAGATATCGTTGATAACTACAGAACATTGCCAGGAATTAAATCAGCAACAAAATTAGCAAACGTATTGTTTGACGGAATCCTTAAACCATCAACTTGTAGCTTCTCTGCAGATGTTGATACTCTTGGAGCAGTTGACATTGACGTATGCGCAGTAAGTGCTATGGCACAAATTTGTAGATTTGATATTGAGCAATCATTCTTATCTTTGCAAATGGCTAAAGGATCTAACGGATCTTTCGAAGTACCTAGCTTTATGGCTTACTACTGGGATGAAATGTCAAAAGAAATTGAATCTGAAATCGAACAAATCAGATGGAAAGGTAATACAGCTTTAACTGGTGACACTACTCTTTCTCTTTGCGATGGTTACGAGAAAAAATTGAATGCTGACACTGCTGTTATTGATGTATCTGCTACAACTGTTACAAGCTTGAACGTTATCGCTGAGATGATTAAAGTTGTAAACGCACTTCCAGCTGCATTGAAAAACAAAAAGAGAGATTTGAGATTCTATGTATCTTCTGATATTGCATTGAACTATGAACTTGCTGCAGCTGCAGGAAACACTCAAACTTTCGTAACTCAGTCTTTAGGTCTTTCTTTCTTAGGTATCAAAATCGTTGTTGCTGAAGGAATGACTGCAGGTAGAATGGTTTTGACTTCTAAAAACAACCTTATCTACGCATTCGACGGTGAAGGTGACTCTAAGGCACTAAAAGCTGTTAACTTGGAAGAATCAGTTGCTGAGCCTTTCTTGAGAACAAGAGCAAACGTTAAAATTGGTTTCCACTTCGTGAACCCAGCTGAAATCGTTTACTACCACTAAGAATACACTTTAATTTTCAGAATTGGGGGTTCAATTTTTAGCCCCCTTTTTTGAAGGTTTTTTATTAACAATCAAAAAAATATAATACTATGTCTTGTCAAAATATACAAGGAATAATTAAGGGTTGTGATAACTCATTAGGTGGAATAAATGCAGTATGGTTGATTGACCAAGATTCAGTAACTTCTTACACTGCTAACACTTCTGCTCATACAGTAACAGCTATAACAACAACTGATTCATTCCAAGGATTTGAATTTAAAAGAAACGTAGGAAATTTTGTAGGAACTCCAACAATTGATCTTATTAACGGTTCAACTTTCTATTCATATACTCTTACTCTTGTTTTCCACAAGAGAGAAGCTACAAAAAGCTACGCACTTCAACTATTAGGTGAAGGTCAAAGATATTTAGATGCTATCGTTAGAGATAACTTAGGAAAATTCTGGTTTTTAACTGATCTACAATTGAATGGTGGAGATGAAACTACTGGAACTCTTAAGTCTGACCTTAATGGTTACAATGTAACTTTCTTAGGTGAAATGTTAAATAGAGCTTACGAAATTGACCCATCAATCGTACCAGATCTTATTGCTTAATGTAAATTAATCTAAAATTAATCTAAAAATTAAAGGATATCGTTATTGGTATCCTTTTTTATTTTTATTAATACATTATATAATTAAATAAAAAGAAATGATTTACATTCAGAAAAATACATCAAATATGGTTGCTATCACATTAAGTGAAAGCGTCACTTTGGGAAATCCTTTTTATATTTTTGAATTTCAAAATGAATATAATCTTTTATCAAATCCAATTACTTTTTCGATAGAAGATATAAGCCCCTCTCCTAACAGATATAATCTTTTTAATATAATTGAATCTACTTCAGGTTCTACTTCAGGAGGAACTATTACAGGCATTTCTACTGATTTAAATATGGTTGAAGGGCAATATAAATACACAATTTTTGAATCATCTACAAATGACTTAATCATAACTGGTAAAACAATTCTTGAAACTGGTAGATTGGTTGTTGATGATGCTTCATCTCTATATGAGGATCAAATAATTCCTCAACAAAATAATAATAACAATAATATTTATTTATGAAAATTTTTGGATTTAACATCACAACTGGAAGTAATACTCCACAAGAACAACCAACACAGCCAACAAACGACAATTATTATGGCTTCTCAAGCCCTTTTTTACGTGTTGGTAAGGGAAATCTATCATTGCCTTATATTAGTGGAAACTATACAGGCGCAAATGGATATGTACGTTACGATTCAAGTAACTTATTCCCTAATACACTTAGACAATTGTATCACACATCTCCATTACATTCTAGTATAATTAACTTTACAAAGAATGCAATTGCTGGTGGTGGTTATGAGATAGAATTGTATGATGAGTCAGGACAAGCTAAGGTTAAATTGTATCAATTTGAACAAAAACATAAAGTAACAAAACTTGTTAATTCATTAACGAAAGACGCTTTAATGTTTGATACAAATATTTTTTTAATTAAAAATGATTCAAAAGGAAATGCAGTTGAATTTGAAAGATTTCCATTAGATGAAATCAGATGGAATACACACAAAACAAGATTTTGGCATTGTAAAGATTGGTCTACGAATATTGGAATTAGAGAATATGGTCTTTATAAAAGAAATTCTCCAGACAATTGTGGTATTCTATTAAATATATTTGAAAACGAAGATTTAATTTATCCTGTTCCTTCATATGCATCTGCAGCAAACTGGATGTTTTTAGATGGTGAATCATCATTCCTACATAAATCAAATATTCAAAATAGTATTTTCCCTTCTACTGTATTTTTATTTCCCAAAAAACCTCAAAGTGAAGAAGAAAAAGACCAATACATAAAAACAATTTCTTCAGCAAAAGGCGCTGGTGAAGCTGGTAGAGCTTTAGCTTTCTTTGAAAATGGTAAAGAGCAATTACCAGAAATTCAAACAATAGATACATCAAATAATGATAAGCTTTTTTTACAAACAGATGAAAGAACTGATAGTAAAATTTGTCAAGCTTGGTCAATTGACCCAATCCTTTTGGGTATTAGAGTAAGTGGTAAATTAGGTTCTGGATCCGATATCCAACAATCATATAAAATCTATGAGAAGAATATGATTATGCCTAAAAGAGCAATGGTTGAAGAATCTTTAAATGATTTGCTTCAAATATTTGGAATAAATGGAAGTTTTGCTTTTAATAACTATCAAATTATTGATGAAAAAATTGTAGAAGTTTCTAATAATAATGATTTAAATAAATAAATATGATTTTTTTTATAACTGAAGCCTGGTTAAAGGCAAATACTCCAATAACAAATAATGTTGACGTAACTGATATTATTCCTTGGGTGCAAATTGCAGCAGATATGGAGATAAGACCAATTTTGGGTACTTATTTTTATGATATTATATTGGCTAAATATAATGCACAAACATTGACTGCAGATGAAACAACTTTAGTTTCTTTTATTAAGCCTGCAATTGCTTGGAGAGCTGCTGGATTAAGTGTTTATGGTTTGTCATATCAATTAAAAAATAAAGGTCTTCAAAAACAATCAGGTGACTTTTCTGAAAGTGTTTCAGAAGAAGAAGTAAAGTTTGGTATGTCACATTATGAGCAAATGAGTAGATTTTATTCAAACCAACTTATCAAATGGTTGAAAGCAAATAAAGATTTATTCCCTGACTTCACAAATGTTTTGAATAACGATTCTAACTACAAAGATAGAAATAATACTTTTGATTCAATAATTCTTATATAATATGATAGATGCAGTAAATGGAAGTTGGTTACAAACAATTTCTGAACAATTAAATTTTGGCGAAGTAAATGGTTCTTGGATTCAAGGATGGGCTGAAAGTCTTGGTATAACTCAACCATTAAATGGTTCTTGGGAAGAAGCTATTATTGAACATATTGTTGGGCCAACATACATTTTAAATAATGGTTCTACTATACAAACATTATCACAATTAAATGGTGTTTTTTTACCTGTAAATGGTTCTTGGATTCAACCATTAGCTCAAATGATTTATGATAGTTACACAAACCCACATATTAGTGAATGGAGAACAACTACACCAAATGAAACTATTACTTTACCTTATACACTTAATATAGGATTTCAATCAAATAGTGGTATAATTGATTGGGGTGATGGAACAACATCAGAAAATACTTACGACAACAGAACGCATACTTATGCAACACCTGGATACTATAATATAACTATTTATGGTAGAGTTAGAGGATTTAGATTTAATAATGGTGGTGATAGAACAAAGATATATAGAATATTTTCTTGGGGGTCTGGATTCAATTTAGGTGTTGGTGCTTCACAATTTTATGGTTGTACTAATCTTAATTTATCTGAAGTTAGTGATGTTTTACAAGTTTACAACCAAGGTCAAGAGTTAAATGGACAAACAAGAAGTTGGATTAATATGTTTAGAGGATGCACTTCACTTACAACTATTAACAGGGTTAATGAGTGGGATATGTCTAATGTAATTAGTTTAGGTGGTTGTTTTTTAGGAGCTACTAATTTTAATGATAATTTAAATGGATGGAATACATCAAGTGTAACTAGTATGTTACAAATGTTTTTTAATGCTACTAACTTTGATAACGATATAACAGATTGGAATACATCTAATGTAACAAATTTTGGACAGATGTTTCAGAATGCAACTAGCTTTAATGTACCTATTGGTTCTTGGGATGTAAGTAATGCTATAACTTTTTCTTCTATGTTTAGAAATGCTTCAAGTTTTGATAGAGATTTAAGTCAATGGCAAACAACAAGCGCTACCGATATGACTTCTATGTTTTATGATGCTATAAGTTTTTCTACTGAAGTAAATGATTGGGATATGTCTAATGTAACTGATATAGATAATATGTTTAGAAATGCTAATGCTTTTAATAAACCATTAAATAACTGGAATATTGGAAGTGTTACTTTAGCAACATCTTTTATGTTAAGTAAAACCTTCTTAAATTATTCATCTGCTAATTATGATTCACTACTTATTGGATGGGCTGCTCAAACAGTTCAACCAAATTTAGCAATTAGTTTTGGTACAATTAAAAGAACTGCAGCTTCAACAGCTGCTAAAGCAATTTTAACCTCAGCTCCAAACAATTGGACAATAACTGATGGTGGATTAGTATAAATAATTAATAATAAATAATATGATAATAGAAAATAACACAACTAATGATAAATATTTCTTAGCTCATAATGAGATTGATATTTTTATTTATAACACCTTACTTCCTGGTTGCAATGTACAATCAGGACAGCCTTTTTTAGAAAAGTTCGACACGTTGAACCAACTACAAAATAGATTATTAGAATTAGGACAAGTATGGGTAGACCCAAATCAAGAAATATAAATAAGATAAGATGCCTATTAAAGAATGTCAATTAAACGGAAAACCTGGATTTAAGTGGGGAGAACACGGTAATCATTGTTATACCTACACCCCAGGCAATAAAACATCAATGGATAATGCCAAGAAAAAAGTAATGGAACAAGCTGTTGCTATTGAGGAAAAATTTGCTGATAGTTATTCTGATTACCCTAAACAAGCAACAGAAAATGCTAAAATTGCATTGAGATGGGCTGAAAAAAATGGTTGGGGATCTTGTGGCACACCTGTTGGAAAAGCTAGAGCAAATCAATTAGCAAAAGGAGAAGCAATTTCTAGAGAGACAATTGCTCGTATGGCTGCATTTGAAAGACATAGACAGAATAGTCAAAAAGAATTAGGTGATGGTTGTGGAAGATTAATGTGGTTAGCTTGGGGCGGAGATGCAGGTATTGAATGGGCTCAAAGAAAGTTAAAACAAATTGATGAGGAATTTAATATCCATTATGAGATTAAAGATGAAGTTAAAATTGAAGGAAAAACATTCAGTGAAAAATTCTCTAATATAATGAAATTTATAAATAATAAATAATGAATAATACTACATATATAAAGCTTCTACGTTACATTGAATTATTTGCAGATCAACACCCTCAAATTAAAAAGTTTGGGGCTGATTTCGAAGAACAGATGCCTAATTTTGCAACACAAGATGAAAAGTATCCTATTCTATTTGTTGCACCACAATCTTCAACTCTAAATGATAACTTATCTCAATTTGTTGTCACTATTTTTTGTGTAGATATTATACAAAAAGATAGAGCAAATATAAATTATATTGTAAGTGACACTCAACAAATATTAAATGATTTACATAAATATTTTAAAGAAGGACCTATAACAAGTGTTGATATTTTACAATCATCTTCTTTGACTCCAATAAATAATGCACTTTTAGACTATGTTGCTGGTTGGTCAATGACAATTACTTTTGAAGTAGAAACTTATACAATATGTGAAATTCCTTTTATCCCTGGCGGAGAAGATAGTTTCTTTATAATAACTGAAAACGATGAAATAATAACAGATGAAAATGGAAACTTTTTAATCTATCTTTAATAACTAAAACAAATAAAACAAAACAAAATGGCAAATAAACAAATTAATCAATTACCAGATGTAACTTCTGGATTTAGTTCAGATACTTTAATACCAGTTCAATTACCTGATGGTACAACTGGTAGAGTTTTGGCTTCTCAAGTACAAGGTGGTGGTGGTTCAACACCACCTTTATATAGTGTATTAGCTGTAGATAATTACACAAATGGTTATGATATTATACTTAATGCTGGTTCTAAATTAACATCTTCTAATACTAATGGTGAAGATTCATTACAAATGATAGAAAGTTATATCAATATGGGTTCATATGATGGTAACTTTGATTCAACACAATTATATCTTACACCAACAGAAACTGGTATTAGAAAAAATAATAACCAAACTGGAACACCAGAAGCGACTATTTCACTTTTTGGTAATGGTATTAATATAGCTACAAGTTCAATAGATGGTCGTCAAACAAATCAAGTAGTATATTCAAATGA